CCGAACAGCCATGCGGCGAGCGCACCGAGTACCAGCCACGCAAGCAAAATGATGATGGTCTTCGTCATGTTCCCTCCCTGAGCACGAGCGCCAACCCAACCAGCGCCGCGCCTGTTGCGGCAAATCCGATCGGGCCTCCCGCTGCCCACGCGATGCCGGCAGCCAAGAAGATCGTGATCAGGCCGATGTCTCGTCTCATGCGGTATCTCCCGCCGCCCGCTTCTTCACGTCACCCTGTTGCCGGAACCACTCGCCGAGCTCCTCGACTTGCCGATTGCGTTGGTCCTGTAGTTGGCTTTCGCTGGGGCACGTCGGAAATCCTCGCAACCCGCCACGCGTGCGCAGCCGTGCGTTCCGCTGCTTTCGCGGCATCGTCGGATCGGCCGGAAACATCGTCTCCTTCCGCGCCACGAGCTCCGGGTGGTACTCCGTCACCGGCTGGTAGTCGCTCGTCGGCTGGCGATCCTGCGGCCGGAATATCTCGCCGTTCGCCATCATCCACTTGCCGCGGGCGCAGACGCAGGCGCCATAGTTTCGTCCGCCGTTCGAGGTCAGCCCCGTGCCCGCGCAGCCGTAGCAGGGAGGCAGCGAATCAAACTCGGCGCGGCGACGGTCTGCCGAGGTCATGCCGAGCGCCTTCCCACACCCCGGCCGTGGGCACGGCTCGCCCGGCTTGAGCTTCATTCCGCACTGCGGGCAGGTGGCGCTCACTCGCGCACCTCGTCTTCCCACCCGCCACGCCGTAGCCACGTCGCCGGGTAGGGAACATACTGGCCGTTGCTCTCGATCCAGCTTTTCGACACGGCCAGCTCGTCCACCTTGGCGATCAGGTCGTCATCGCCGGGGCGTTCCGTCTTCGTCTGCTGCCACGCCTTGCGCGCATCCCGCTTCCCGACTCGTCGCGGGTAGTGGTCCCAGAAGCGGTCGAAGCCGTTGCGGTTCGGTTCCCCCTTCCCCTCACACTCCCCTTCCCCACTTACAGAGACAGAGGCAGAGGCAGAGCGCGCGTGCGCGTCGCGCGAAGGCTTGCATGGCGCAAGCACACCGCTTGCGCCATGCTTGCAAGGTATAAAAAACCGTTTCTCTATCAGCACTTCGATGCTTCTAGCTGTGATTTGGCAACCCGTCAAGGCTGATAGGTACGCCGTATCTCGAAGAACCACGGCGTCACTGTCTTTGTCGCCGTGAACGCGCGATGCAAGCACCCAAATCGCGACAAGGTGAGCCTTCTGCGTATCGGTGAGAGTGCGCCATTCCGGCTTGTCGAGAATCTGCGAATGGATCTTGATCCAAGGCGGGCAGCGATCGGTGTAGTGCTGGTACTCTCGCCAGTTGCGGATCATCAGGTACTCCATTCAGAGACCTCTTGGCGCTGAAGAAAACGAAGGGCACAGCGTCGACACGGGACGCGCTGACGCGGCGTCAGACGTGCAAGGGCTCAGGCTCCGTGCCGTGAGTTTGTGGATCGCTGCACCCTTCGAGAAGACAAGCCCCACCACCCTCCGCTCGTCCGCCTCCCGGGCTTCCAAACAGAAGAGTGGTGGGGCGATCATGCGGCGAGCTCCGGCATTCCCACGTACACGATCTCTACCCGCGGGGCCTCGTCCTGCGCCGCCGTGTACTGCTCGATCACCAGCCGGGCCACCTGGGCGTCGTCGCGCCACAGCACGCCGGTCGCCGCGTCCAGCACGGCCTTCCCGACGTTCTCGAGGTCCGGTTTCTTCGCGCGCCAGCGCAAGGGCGCCGGCTTCGTCTTGCGCCGATCTCCCTTCGGGCACGTGTGGAACGCGCGGATCACGACGGAGACGGGACCATCGGCGATGAACTCGGCGCCGGCATCCACCATCGCCACGCGGGCCATGCCCTTCCACGACCTAGACTTGCCGGGGTCAAATACCCGCGCTCGGCCGACCACGACAGCGGCGCGCGGCCGGCCTTGGGCGCAGGGTTCCCCAGGGATGGTGATCGTGGTGGTCACGCGGCCTCGTCGTCGAACGCCATTGCGGCCTGGAGCTCCGACTCGTGCGCGGGACGAACCTCGATCTGCTCGCCCGTGTCCTCACGCACGGTGACCACCATGGAATCGTCCTGCAGGTAGAGCGAAACCTTGACGTCGCGGTATTCCTCCCGACGGCGGACCTTTGAGGCGAGCTGCGATCGGCGCGATTCGTACTCCGTCATCTGCGCCTTGAGTTGTGCGCGAACGTCCTGCGCACGGCTCTCTTCGGTCGACATATCCTCGATGACTTGTGCGAGGTCGCTGCCGGCGCGCAGCACTTCTTCGTCGGTGAGATGACACGGCAGCCGCCGGGTAGATTCACTGATCAGGTGTAGCTCTGTGTTCTTCTTGGCCATGTGATTGCTCCGGGTCAGAAAGGAATATCGTCGTCGGTGAGTGGCGGGCCTTCGTCGGCAGGCGGTGGAATCTTCGGGGTTGTTGGCGCCTGCGTTGCTGAGCCTGCCGCGGCGGCACGCAGCAGCGATCCAAAGCGCGCCTGCAACTGATCGACCTCCTCCTCAGATGCCCCGCCACCCGTGGGCACGTAATCCTCGGGATTCATCCAGGTTGCTTTAAAGCGCGCTTGGCCGTTGTAGACCTCCTCTTTTACGGTGATCTGCACAACGACATCGGGCACGTGCGAGGTAACTGTCTTGAGATTGCCGCCCCAGCCGAGACAACTCGCAAGCTGCTCGACGGTCGGCTGGTTGATCGTTCCGTCCCTCTTCACGACCCACCAGTTGCCGTAGCAGTGATGCGTTTCGTACTCGCTCCAATCGTCCCAGGAATTATCCTGAGCGAACTGAGCAAGAATCTCGAAGCCGATGTTGACGGCGACGGCACCCGACTCGGCGTTATACACCCGCCAACTGAATGGCTTGGCTTTGAAAATTCCCGGTCGGTCGATGTTCACGCTCATCGGGCACCTCCGAACATCAACTGCCACACCGTGTCATCGGCAGCAGACTCGAACGGCAGCGGCATTGGCGCGAGCGCGCGCGACTTCGCACGGTGCGCGGGCATCTCGGCGGGGTAGATCGTGCGCGTCCCACCTCCAACGCCTTTGCCGTCCTTGTTGGTCACGACGTCGTAGCCGACGAACAGCACATGGTCGGCCCACTGCACGACACGATTGCGAATCGACGCCTTGCCGGAACGTGGCGATTGCAGGTGCGGCTCGTACCGGATCCAGTCGTCACCGGTCGGATTCGGCACGTTGTCGATGCACTCATGGGCAACCAACAACACGTTCCGACCTGACCGGATCTGACGATCCAGGTCTTGCAGCAACAGGAGGAACGTGTCGTACACGTGCATGTAGCCCTTGCCAAATCCGTAGCCTTCGAGGTTGTCGACGTGATGGCCCTTCTCGTGCGGAATCGTCCGCAGCGTGTTCTCGATGGCCATCTCTTCGGCTTTGGTGGCCGAGTCGAGCACGATGGTCTGTGCACCATCGAGCACGTCGGATTGCAGGCACGCCCGCAATTCCCCGAATGTTTCGATACCCTCGATGCGCTTGACGTCGAGCTCGTGGGTGCCTTCCTCAATGTCGAGAATGACGGCGCCCGGAGCGAGCGCGGCGAGTGACGACTTGCCGATTCCGCCCGGCCCGTACAGCACAATGCGTTGCGGGCCGTCGATCCTGCCCGACGTGATGGCGAATCTCCGATCCGCCTCGGGCTGCTGCTTTGATTGCGGTTTGTCGTTCGCCTTCGGCGGCGGCGGTAGTTTCGTTGCTGTGCTCATGATTCCTCCCACAGTTGCCCACTGGCCTGGGCGTGGCATGCAGGGCTAGCCCCCTGCGCGACGATCAACTCGGGATGCACCTGGACATCCCGCTTGAAACCTTGGGGTGTCGTGTGCTCAAGGTCGTTGTTCTGGCAGATCGGCAGGTACTCGCACGGGAACGGCTGAAAGCACGCACCGGGGTTGCGGTAGAAATGCCCGGCACGCTGCGCGGAACGGATGGCAAGCTGCTGCTGCCAAAGCTCGGCAGCGCACCATTGCAGGTCCTGATCGAGTCTGGCAATTTCGATCCGGGCAAAGCTCTCCGGGTGCTCGGCGACGTAGGCCGCTACCCGTGCCGTGAACTCTGCCGGCGTCTCGTCGACGTCCCGCTGGTTGGCGTACAACACGCCGTTCGCTTTGTACTTCCGCGATTCCTCGGGCGTGGCTTTCAGTGGGCGCAACATCGGCCGACGCGTAACGTCGTACAGCACCGTCGCCACGTCGTATCCGATCTCTCTCGCGGCGAGCACGTAGATTGAAAGCTGCTGATCCATGTGCAGCCGGACCCAGTAGTCGGCGCCAGGCGAGAAGTCTCGCGATGTCGTCTTGTGCTCCATCAAGGCAAGTCGCCCATCATCGAGCCGCACGATCTTGTCGATGACCCCGGCAAGATTCCAGATGGGCGTAGCCGCGCCCGTCTCCGGGTTGCGCAGCGGCATCTCGAACGCCAGCTCGGAAGCGACGACCTCGGGCTGCTGCCCGTTCCATCGGAAGTGATGGCCGTGAACCATCGCAGCGACGAGAGCAACGTCGTAGGGATCGTCGAGCACACGCTCGAAGGCATCGCTCGGGTCATGGCCCTTCTCGATCAAATCAAGCGCGAGATGAAAGGCCGAGCCGACGCGCAGCGAGAAGCTGTCCTTTTCTGGTCGAATGCCCAGCTCGTAGGACAGGTAGTGCTTGCGCGGGCACGTGCGGAAGCAGGCAAGACGGGAGTGCGTGAGCGTCTGCGTCATATCAACCCCTGCACTTTCATGCGGATCGTGTCGCGCCGGTCCTCGCCCCAGCAGTCCCGGCACAGTTGCTGGATTCCCAGCAGGTGAGCCTTGTTGAAGCAGTCACGACAGATCGGCGCGAGACAATCGGCGCCCTCGCAGACCTCGGCGCATCGCTCGCACAGCGGGCCCTTGCCGCAGGCACCGCACTCGATCATCACGTCGTCAAGCGACGGGAAGATCCATGCCTCGTCGCAGGAGACGCAGCGGGTCGCGTCGCACAGACACGGGACGGCCCGGCAGTCGGGACACAGCGCGCTCATGACCGCTCCCGCATTACGTCCGCCCACCGCTCGCCATACGCGCGCTGGAAATACCTCACCCTCATCCGGTTGACCTTGGCCCGATGCCGCGCGCTCGACTGGCGGATGATCGTGTCGGAACGTTCCCGTTCCTCACGGACTCGATTGGCGCGCTTCTGGCGGCGACGTT